CTCCGTACAAAGGCAGTAAGAATGATGTAAATAATTTTATGTTTTGGCTAGACACTTATACTCCCTCTGAGATATTAAAAGCAGTAAGCAACCACGATGATAAGTTTTGGGCTGAGAAGATAAACCCGCAATGGTTATTTAGAACTAAAGACACCAAAGGGCAACCAGTGGATTACATAGGGCAATTATTAGAACACGTAAATAGAAGCAAGCTAAGAGTATGAAAATAACAAACGAAGATAACATGGAGTTAATGGCTCGCTATCCTGACAATCACTTTGACCTTGCAATAGTTGATCCGCCCTATGGGATTGGTATGGATAAAAGCAGAAATTTAAATAAAGGCAATAAGGCAGGTTTTAAAATATATCATGATACCGATTGGGATTCAAAAAGTCCTGAAAAAGAATATTTTAACCAATTAATAAGAGTAAGTAAAAATCAAATAATATGGGGTGCTAATCATTTTATAAGTAAAATACCTTACGACAGTAGTTGTTGGGTTGTATGGGATAAAAACAACGGAAATTCAGATAATGCCGACGCCGAGCTTGCTTGGTGTAGTTTTAAGACATCAGTAAGAAAATACACTATTAACATAAGTAAAACTTATAAATACAGAATACACCCAACTCAAAAGCCGACCGAACTTTACGAATGGCTTTTAATGAACTACGCAAAAGAAGGCGATAAGATTTTAGATACGCACTTAGGATCTGGCTCAATAGCTTTAGCGTGCCACAATCTAAAGTACGATTTAACAGCTTGCGAACTAGACAAAGAGTACTTTGATGCGGCTATGAAGAGACTAGATCAGCATAAAAAACAACTAAAACTATTTTGATATGATAAAGAAGAGCAGCGAAATAATAGAGCAACTGATGCACTTGCAGAAGTACGGACTCCCCGAAGGTAGCAAAGTAGGTTTAAAGTCTTTTGATAATAACCTTACATTTGCTAAGGGAGGTTGCACAGATATAACTGGCTACCCCTTCTACGGAAAGTCTTTAGTACTTAAAGAGATAATGATGGGCTTAACAATAAACGAAGGATGGAGGCACTGCGTTTATATGCCTGATGATGGTAGCGATGTCGAAGTATTAAGTAATCTGATGCACAAACTCACTGGAAAAACCTTTGACCAGCACTATGATAATGCTATTACAGAGAAGGACATCGTCAAAAACTCGGCTTTTTTGAGCGATAAGTTCAAGTTTATTAGCTCAGAGCATAGCTTAGAACCAGAGGAGTTTTGGAATATAGCCAAAGAGCAAGGCTGCAATAGTGCAGTGATAGACTCTTGGAATTATATGGCACACAAGGGCGAGCCAACAAGCCCCGACTACCTGAGGAAGATACTAAGTCTAAGGAATAGGTTTATGGATGTCAACAAGATGCACGCCTTTACAATTATACACCCTAAGAACCCTGACCCTAAAGCGGTCAAGGATGGCAACGTCAAAAAACCTAGCGTGTATGATTTGATGGGAGGCAGTGAGTGGAATAATAACGGTAAGAATATAATGGTAGTTCACAAAGAAAGTAAGGATAACAACCAACCTTATCAGATATACATTGACAAAGTAAAGCCTAAACACTACGGAAGGCTCGGAGATTGCAGCCTATGGATGGACTGGAATAAGCAGAGATACTATGAGTATGATGTAGTGGAGAGCGTAAAGACATACGCATACGGTAACGAGGAAAAAGTAAAAGACCCGATGAAAGATAATTTATTTGAAGTAAAAGACAATGAACCATTTTAATTATGAGAACTGAAAAAGAAATCAAGAAACTTATAGCGGAGTTTAAGCCACCAATAAAGAAAGCAAAGAGCGTGATAAATCAAATGAAAGTAAAGTTGCAAAAGTACAACGGCAAAGGAAAGGACGAAGCCAGCGAACGTATAGAGGTACTAGACAACCTAGTGATGCACTGTGTGGCTATGCAAACAGAGTTTAACGATATGGAAGAGGAATATCATAGAACACTGATGACATCATTAGACTTGCAGGCTAGACTTGATAAGGCAAACTGGCATATAAAATTAAGTAAGTATTGATTTTATCAAATAAAAAAATATATTTGTAGCAATGAATCACTATTATACATCTGATGGGCAGCGAATATCGAAGTCAAAGATTGACAGATACACGGTAGGAGCTAAGAAAGTCGCTTTAGATTCACAGTTTTATGAGTTTGGATATAACTTCTGTGTAGATTGCTTAGTGTCTAGTGGGGTATATCTTGACTGCTCCCACACTATAAGTGTAGACGAGGCACAGAAAACTAGGAGGAGTGAGCTGGCTTATGACCACACTAATATTAAAATAAGATGCAGAGCGTGCCACATTAAACACGATAACCAAAGTAGGATATGAAAGGACTATACAAAGTAACCGCCACTAAAGCAGGTAAAACAATAACAGCAGGAGTATTTGGCAGCATAGCAGACAAGGAAACTTTATTTGCTAGGCTTATGAATAATCATAAGATACTTCATAATGACAGACTACTTTGGAGGCTTACAGATATAAAACTCATTAAGGAAATATGCAAGAATTAGAGGAGCTACAAAAAGAGCTTGACTCGCTCGGTCAGTCTTGGAATTTGTTTGGTAAAGTAGACCGAATGAAATTATTAATAGAGCAACTAAAAGTTAAATTAAGTAAAAATGAGTAACGAAAAAAAAGAAAAAGTGTTTGCAGAAGGGTTTATTTTTAAGATGAAACCTGACTCACCAGAGTGGGTGGTAGGTAGTCTAAGTCTAAAGTCTGAGGATGCAATTGAGTTTATCCATAAACACACCGACAAAGGATGGTTAAATCTAAATGTTCACGTAGGAAAAAGCGGAAAGCCTTATGTAGAGCTTGACACTTGGAAACCTACACCCAAAGGAGAAAGCCAAAACCCATCAGCAGACGAACTGCCATTTTAATCTATGACCCTAGAGCAAGTATATTTTGATAAGAGCATACGAGACTATGCACTGAGGCTAACATCTAACAAGGAAGAGGCAGACGAATTAGTTTCTATCGCTTTTGAAATATGCTTAACCAAGAAGCCAGTGGATAATATCGCTGGCTTTTTTGCTATGGTAATGCGTAACCAGTGGATAAAGAAGTACAATAAGAAAGACCCATACTTTGACCACGAGAGCAGCAGCAACGATGAGGTGAGTGAGGTGCTTGATAAGATGGGACACTATTACGGGAACATTTTAAAAGCTATATACAACGGGGACAATCTCACACAGATACACAAGGGGGCGTCAATAGGCTACCGCACTTTAAAAAGTGATTACGCCAAAGCAAAAAAAGAATTTAAAATAATGTACGAGAATAAAATAAAGGTGGCTATCATAGTCAGGAGTATAAGCGGTGTGTCATATCATAGGCTCATAGTTCCAATGGCTAAGATGCACAAAGATTATGGCATTGATGTAGTTTGCTTAGATAACAAAGACGATTTGTTTTTTGAGCAGTTAGAAGGAGTCACCCACGTAATATACAACCGTAACATATCACACAAGATGCAGCCAGAAGAAGCCTATATGAAACTAAAGGCGAAAGGAATCAAAGTAATCTGTGATGTAGACGACTACTGGATTATGCCAAAGGGTCACCCAATGAGACACTACTACAATAAAAGCCATCTAGACAAGTGTATAGTAAGAAACTTGAGGCTTGCAGATGTGGTATGGACTACCACAAAGCTACTTGCTGAAAAGATTTCATCGTACAATAAAAATGTGGAGGTAGTAAAGAATGCTTTAGACCCAATGGAAAAGCAATTTGCATACGAGGATTTGAGTATAAACTTCGACACGTTTTTTTACTCAGGAGGTAGCACACATTTAAAAGATTTAAAAATATTAGGCACTGCCTTTGAAGATGAGAAGCTATTGATTAAAGCCCCTATTATACCGAAGAGGATGCAAGCAATAAAGAAGCAGCTTAGTTCCATTAGAGAGTACGCTAAGGATTATGAGCATTGTGGCATCTGTGTTATACCATTAAAGGACAATACATTTAATAGCTGCAAGTCTGAGCTTAAAATGATAGAGGCAGGACACTTTGCAAAGCCAGTGATGGTTAGTGCGGTCAGCCCTTACAATCTACTCTCAACAAATAAAAACAGTATAAAGGTATATAATAATGACTGGGCGTCTGCAATAAAGAAAATAAAAGGTAATCATACTATGCAAGTAGAACTAGGATTGAAACTAAAAGAGGACGTGAAGATTAAGCACGACTTAACGAAAGAGAACAAAAAGAGATTACAAACATTATGACCAAAGAGCTAGAGGTTGAGATAACAACTATGTACAAGCAGCAAGGAGGAAGTCTAAGTAAAGAATTAAAGCCTGAGTTTGTTAAGCTATGCAGAGAGGACTTCAACTATAACCCTGATATGGAATGTGGTAAGTGCATATATAAACACGTTTTAAAACTATACTATAAATATATAACATAATGAAAATAAACACAACTAGACAAAAACTAATCGAAGCATTTACAAGTTATAATGCTGATACGATTTCAAAACCAGACGAGTTTGATGACATTGATAATACAATAGGATGTGCAGAAGAACAAGTAGATGAAATAATAAATAGACTAAAAAAATGAAATACATAATAATAATAATAGCCATCCTTGCAATAGGATGTAAGGAAGAACCTTCGATACCTGAGAAAGAGGTAGTAGACTGCTACTGTGGTCAAGTAGAGGCATGGAGTGGCAGCAGCTGGACTACAGATGGCAGACGGCTTACTTGGGGGTATAAGATCACAAACAACTGTACCAACGCACCTTGGTTTGTTACTATGAGAACTCCAATTAGTGGAGATGAATATTGTAGAGGATTCCAATGGTAAAGATTAAAGACATAAAACTAAATCCATCTAACCCTAGACTTATCAAAGATGAGAAGTTTGCGAAGTTAGTCAAGTCCATAAAGGACTTTCCTAAGATGATGGAGCTGCGACCTTTGGTAGTAAACGAGGATAATGTCATAATAGGCGGTAATATGCGTTTTAAGGCAATTAAAGAGCTTGGCTATACTAACATACCAGATGAATGGGTAAAGCGAGCAGACGGGCTTACAGACGACGAGAAGCGAAGGTTTATCATTGCAGACAATGTAGGGTTTGGAGAACACGATTGGGATGTGCTAGCGAATGAGTGGGATGTAAAGGAACTTGAAGAGTGGGGGCTTGATGGTTTCCCGTTTGAGATAGAGGAAGAGACAAGCGAGAAAGAAGATAAGCAGATAGAAACGTGCGAGAAGTGCGGCAAAGAGATATGAATAACGGGCAACTAACGGGTAAATATGGCAAAGAACGAACCACCAAAAGAGCATAGATTTTCAAGTGATAATCAACCTAAGAATAACGGCAGACCTAAAGGAGTACCTAACTCTAAGACTAGACTACTGCGTTTATTAGAGATTACGCAGAATGTAAAGAACCCTATCACGGGAGAGCTCGAGGACTTCTCTATTGCTGAGCGTATGGACTTAGCTATATTAAACAAAGCACTCAAAGGAGACATAAGAGCGTATCAGGAACTAATGGATAGACTAGAGGGCAAGTCAAGGCAAACTACAGACGTTAATCAGGAGATAGTCTACAAATCATTAGACATTAATATTATAGACACGGGCGTACCGTTTGCTGACAATGAAAAAGGGATAGTTGATTAAGACTGGCGGACTATATCGGTTAAACTATAACTCTAAAGCTGACATAGTAGTCAATCAAGGCGGGACATCTTCGGGAAAAACTTACGCTATCCTCCAAGTACTATTCAGCTTAGCTATAAAGTCAGAGTGTACTATCACAGTAGTAGGTCAGGATATACCCAATCTAAAGGTAGGAGCGTTGAGGGATGCCTTAGACATCATTAACGCAGACGAAGTAATCCAGCAGCAGTTAGTCTCTTATAATCGCTCTGAGAGGTTAATGACATTTCTAAACAAAAGCGTGATAGAGTTCAATAGCTACGACAACGAGCAAGACGCTAAGTCGGGTAAAAGGGATTATTTGTTCGTAAATGAAGCCAATGGCATACCCTACAATGTATTCGAGCAGCTATCTTTGAGGACTAGAAAGAAAGTGTTTATAGATTATAATCCTGACACCTCATTTTGGGTGCACGATAAGATAATACCCTTAGAGAATACTGAGTTGATTATCTCAGACCATAGACATAACCCTTTCTTAACGGATAAGACTAGAGCAAAGATTGAAGGGCTTAAAGATAAAGACCTTGACTTGTGGAAGGTGTACGCTCGTGGCATCACTGGACGTATAGAGGGCTTAGTATTAAAGAAATGGTACACTACTACAGAGAGCTTTGAAGATAAGGAGCTTGTAGGCTATGGCATTGACTTTGGTTTTACTAATGACCCTACTTCTATGGTTGAGGTAAGGCAGCAAAACGGAGAGCTATGGATTAAAGAGGTTATCTATGAGACTGGCTTAACCAACCAAGACATAAGTAGTCGGATGGAGATACTAGGTATCAGCAGAGGCACGTTAATTGTGGCAGACAGTGCAGAGCCTAAGAGTATTGAGGAGCTTAGACGGCTTAGATGGACGGTAGACGGAGTGAAGAAAGGAAAGGATAGTATTATGTTTGGTATAAACTTATTAAAGGGTTACACGATAAACGTAGATGCTGGCAGTAAGAATCTAATTAAGGAGCTAGAGCAGTATAGATGGAAGGTAGATAAGAATGGAGACAGCCTTAATGTACCTATTGATAACTATAACCACGCTATTGATGCACTCAGGTATTTAGTAATGCACAAATTTAGTAAAAAAGGGTACGGAAAATATTATGTTATATAAATTAACTGTTGGGCAATACCAGCTATTGAATGAGATAGACGAGGACTTGTCTATGATTGAGCAAAACATCTATGCGGTGTCTGCAATAAAGGGCATCACCTACGAGGAAGCTAGCAGGATAAAAATGGTCGATTTCAGCAAGCTAGTTGAGGGGCTTAGTGACTTCAATGTGAGGCTACTAGAGAAGGTTAGGATAAACAACTCTATCACACTAGGAGGTGTTAAGTATCACATCGAACACAAGCCTGACAAGCTAAGCAGTGGGCAACTGTTGGACGTTCTAAACATACGAAGCAAGAATCAAGGTAAAGCCGTTGAGGTTATGGATTTGCTCTTAGCCGCAATGTGCAAGCCTAAAGGTAAACATTATGGAGATGATGGTATTGGATTGAATGAGCGAGCTGCTTTGATTAGAGACGCCAAACTGTCAGAGGTTTGGAATGTGTTTGTTTTTTTTTGGAATCTTTGGAACAACTACTTAGACAATACAGAGGACTCTTTAACAAAGTGGATGGAGGAGACACCGAAGAAGGTGCAGGAGATTTTGGACAACGATGGGCACTCTTCTCAGTAATGGCAGAGATGGCAGCACTACACAACATAAGTATTAATGACACGACTAAGATGGGAGCGATTGAGTTTTTAAACTGGTGGGCGTATATGACAGAGAAAACAGATTATGAGAAAACTGCAAAGTAAACTATTCGACAGCCTAATGGTCTACTGGCAGACAGTAGTCAATGAGCTAAGGGAAAAATTAGAGGATGCTTACCCTATGTCAAGCGGAGCAACTGCCGCAGCGATAGGCACAATGAATGAGCGACCGATACAAATAACATCAAGAGGTTTCAAGGTGAGTATATCAATGCCTGAGTACTATGAGTTCTTAGACCAAGGAGTCCACGGAAAGACAAGTAGTTATTCAAAGAATAGCGGCTCACCATTTTCGTACACTAATAAGATGCCACCAATAGATGCTATACGAAAGTTTATGCTCAACAGAGGTATAAGCAAGCAGCGACCACGTGAAAAGCAAAAGATATCTAAAAAGACTACTAAGGTAAAACGAAAGCAAAGAGCGAAGAATACTAGAGCAGGTAAAAGAAATGACAATGAAGCAGTACTCGATAGTATAGCTTTTTTAATAGCACGAAGCATATTTAACAAAGGGCTTGAAGCTACGAACTTCTACTCTAATGTGATTAACGACCCTGAGCTTATTAAGTTTGAAGCTCGTTTGCTTACAGAGTTCAGTGAGTTTATTACTGAGATAGTAAGGGTCGAAAATAAATAATTAAAATAGTTTGCTTGGTATTACTTTTTTATACTATATTTGTGGCATAATAAAAACAAACAAAATGACAAACACAGAAAAATACCTAAAAGAAAACAGAACTCAAATAGTTACTATATTAAAAAAGTATGTAACTGAAATGTCAGGGGTTACTCTTAATCAATTAATGACTGCATTTAAAAGTAAGATGGAAGAAACAGACAATAACAAAACATTGTCTTATTTTGCTGCAAAGCAAGTACCTCAAACATTTGGCGAAATAGAAGTTAAGTACTCAAAGCCTTATTCTGAAAGTAATCACGCAAAAATGGTTAATTATTATGGAGAAGAGAAGTCAAATCAATTAATGAATATTTAATTACTATGAAACTAATAAAAACTATAAGAGTAACAGCCAACCAAAAGAAAAAGCTGTTCACCATCAGAAAATACACCAATGGTAAGATCTGTGCTAAATACAGAACGCTCCATATGAACACAGAAGAGTTTGAGTCTAACGAACATAATACGGATAACGATTGGGTGCAGTTTTTAAAGACAGATAACTACGAGGTATTGTGAGCAAAACAAAAGGAGTACACCCGATGCTTCTGCTATACTTGCAGACTATCAATATGCTAAACACAATGGATGAGATAGACTTTCCTGAGAATGGATTTAAGAAATCACTTAGGACTATAAACAGATTTGCAGAGATTAATAGCGAACACCTAGATGAGCTTATGCCAGCAGCCTTAGAGCGTGCAATGCACAACTACAATGTCATACAAGGCTCAATAACTTTAGAGGTCTTAGAGCAGCCCATAGGACAATTAACTACTACAATACAATGAAAGAATTTAAAGGAACTAAAGGAGAGTGGATAGCAATAAAGCCAGATGGGTATGACTACGAAGTTACATCTAATGGAAAAGAAATATGTTGGCTTGTATTTAATGAATCTTCTGAAGTTGAGCAAGCAGCTGACGCTCAACTTATAGCAGCAGCACCAAACCTACTAGAGGCACTGCAAGAATGCCAGAAGTTTCTAGTAGAAATAGGTAGTGAAGAGTCTGGTATGGCTTATGGTAAAAATATGAACGCAATTAACAAAGCACTAAACCAATGAGACAATTAAAGCACGAAATTATAGCAGCACTATCTGAGAGACAAGGAGACTTATCGGGTAGACCTATCACTAGCGAAACGTTAGCACAAAGAGAAGAGAACTTCATTACTAGAGACATCATAAAGGCAATATTTGAAAAGTATGAAAAGTAAATAAAGACGTTTGTTTGTTAATAATTAGAGCTGCTTTAGGGTGGCTCTTTTTATATACGGTAAATTTTTATAGCTATAATTGTATATATTAATAGATGGCAATTACAATCCAAGACCAACCTAGTACAACATACATAAGACCAGCGTTCGCTCCTATAGAGTATCTGATAAGCTCTACCAATACGGCACAGACTGGCTTTAAGATAGTTTGTAAGATATACCTAAACCCAGCAGCGGCTAATACTTTAATAAGCACTCAGTCAATAAGTGCAAGACCTTCTAGCACTCAGGCGATACTTAGCATACAAGACATAGTAAAGTCCTTTGTATCGTCTAACTACACGCTCTTGGATGGAGACACTGTAGATGTTACTACGACTGCATTATCATACTTTCGAGTGGTGTTTCAAGAATACTATAATGGAGCATTACAAGGCTCTACTTATACATCTAGCACAATTCCAGCTTATAACTCTTCGCCTACTTACTTACAGTTTGCATCTAACAAATTCCAAGACTATCAAATAGCTACTAGTGCTTTAGAGAAGAACTTGCTGAGTGGATTTAGCAATCATATACCAGTTATAAACGCTTTCAGTGCTAACGATAAATGGCTTAAAGTAAAGACTGACCAAAAAATACAGTTACAATGGCTGCAAAGGAACGCATCAGGCAACTTCCAAGTATGGCTTAGAACACTTAACAGCTCATTCACTGCATTAACTACTAGCGTACTAGACTTAACTACCACCTCGCAAAACTATTTCGCTTTAGACGTAGGCAGACAAGAGCTACCAGACCACACTTGGAGCGTAACACCTAATTTCACGGGAGCTAAATACTATGCAATAGGCATTTATGATGAGTCCACTTTAGAGCTAGCGTCTAATGCTTACCTATATGAGATAGATGAATGCGATACTGACTACACAAACTACGAGTTACACTGGTTAAACCGTTGGGGAGGCTTTGATAGCTTTGTGTTTGACGGTAAAAGCAAGCAAGATGTAGCCATAAGCAAGACCCTAGCTAAGTACTCAGTGGATAGGGTAAGCGGTACGTCATTAAGTTACACAACGTCTGCACAGCGTACAAGACCTTTTGACACCTCTTTAAGCGAGGCTTATAGTATTAACAGTAGATTGCTTAGTGACTTTGAGATAGCGGGCTTAGAAGACCTTTCAACGTCTCCAGAGGTTTATTGGAATAGTCCTAGTGGGTTTGTTAGTGTCAATGTGTCAGCTCAGACATACGAGCGTAAGAAATCAGAGGATGGAAAGGTGTTTAGTTTATCACTTAATATGACAATAGACAACAGCGATAAGAGACAATGGTAATCGAGCATATTATAGCAGGTAACATAATACCACATAATGAGGGTGCTATTCCTTTGACCAAAGAGTCCTACGATGTAGAGAACCCACAACGCAGAACAAGCGACTTCTCTAAGACTATCACAATACCAGAGAATAAAGTAACTAATCAAATCTTTGAGCACGCCTTTGATGTAAACGTAGCCTTTCAGACTTTCGACCCGAATAAGAAAACTAGCTATCAAATAGTTCAAGATGGTGTAGTGGTGATGGATGGCTACTGTAGACTTGTGGACGTAGTAGAGACTGACGGCAAAGTAGTTTATAAGATACAAGCCACGGGAGCAGTCGGTAACATCTACGAGCTAATAAAAGATAAGTACATTGCTGACTTGGCTTGGGGTGGATTTGATCATACTTACAACTACGTTTCTATTACAAATAGTTGGGTAGCAGGAACTAGCAGCGGATATTTCTACCCTATGATAGATAGAGGAGGCAGAACGACAGCACAGTATGAGGATTGGGCAGTAACAGACTTCCAACCCGTTGTTTACATACGTGAGATAATAACAAAAATATTTAGTAACGCAGGTTTTACTTTGGTATCTTCTTTTTTTGATACCACTTTATTTCGGTCTCTTGCTTTATTTTCATTGGACAATACATTGACAAGGGGTAACGCTGCGATAAAAGAAAGGCAGTATAACGTAAGAAGATTGACGACTTCGCAGAACGCTATTGCTTGCCAATTCATAGGAGCATCAGCATCATTAGCGGACTCCTCTAAGATAATTTTAAACTCATCATCCCCTTCACCTTTTTATAACACATCTACTGGGGAGTATGATACGGCTAGCGGGTACTTTACACCTGATGCGGTAGAAACGTACAAATTTCAAGGCTCTCTAAATTTTGATTTGAACTACACCCAAGCAAATCAGCTAACAACCTTAGAGTTAAATGACATATTCACAAACCATACAGATGCTATTTGCAGAGTCTACGTGTGGCTTGTCAAAAAGAACGGTACGTTATTTACACGTTTAGACGAGAAGCCTTTGGACTTCACTGATGAGTTCTTTGCTCAATGGAATACGGGAGCTACTACTCAGTCAGTAATAAATATATCAGATAGCTTTGCGTTTGGCGAAATCATAAGCGAAGGGGCTGAGTATATGACAGCGATAGGAACTATTGAGTTTAGTTATGGCAGCACCGTTTATGTTACATCCACAAGTTCTTGGACGTTTGACAACAACGTAGGGAGTCAGTCCTCGTCTACTCTACTATCTTTAGGGTTAAAAGAGGGTGACACTTTGGACATATCAAAGGCACTGCCAAAGATGAAGCAATCAGACTTGCTCAATGCAATGGTTAAGAGGTTTAATCTTTACATCGAATATACAGAAAACAATGAGGTAATAATAGAACCAAGAGACGATTACTTCACAGATGAAAGTGTAGATGTTACTGAGATGGTAGATAGGTCTAAGGATTACACCGTGAAGCCTTTGGGAGCATTAACAGCTAGAGAGTATATCTTTACCGACCTAGAAGACAAAGATAGCTTAAACACGCTGTATCAAGACACCTTCCAAGAGTCTTACAGCAGCTACACTTTTGATGTAGATAATGATTTTAACACCTCTACCAAAACTATCTCTTCGGTAATAGCTGCTAGTCCACTAGAAAGCCAATATCAACTCAATGACAGAGTAATTACTTCAATTAAATTTGTAGGCGATGACGGGTTTAGGAGTGAAACGGCTGGCAAACCTAGGATTTTGTATGTCGGGGGTCTGCTTTCTACTGTTAAGCCTTGGAAGCTATATGCACAAAGCCCGACTGCTGCCACATTTACATACAGCGACTACCCTTATGCAGGGCATTTAGACAATCCTTATGCTCCTACGTTCGACCTTAACTGGGGAGTGTCTAAAAATCTTTATTATGACTTTAGCTATACGGGTGGAAATGTGATTGATTACCCAAATAACAACTGCTTTAACTTGTTTTGGAGTAATAATATCAAAGAAATAACAGATAAAGACTCTAAACTGCTCGAGTGTTACGTGTCACTAAGACCATTTGACTATCATAATTTTACTTTTAGAAAAAAATACTACATTGACGGTGCTTATTGGCGACTGTTAAAGATAGAAGATTACGATGTTACTAGTGGCGATACTACAAAATGCCTATTTTTAAAGTCCGAGCCTCAAACATTATTTGCAGGAACGGTAAGTCCTGCTGAGGGTGGCATAGGGACGTTTGATAATGGTGACCTACTCCCAAGGTATCAAGGTAACTCTGGGGTGATTAACCCTACTACATTTATAAACACGCCTGCAAAAGATGTATTTACTGGAGAAGTGTATGCCAATGGTTTGTATGTAGACAATTTGCTCAATATAAATCTGCCTACTTCTGTACTCGAAGGACTCACAAGCACTTTGCCTATACTCCCAGAGCTTGCCTCTAATCAATTTTATGAAATAACTAGAGGGTACATAAGACTCAATGGCTTATCTGCTACAGTTGGGTATAAGGTGGATTTAGTATCTGAGACTCTTGGTTATTCTTTTGCAGACATACCTAGCACTTTTTTTAATACAAATAATAAAACGGGGCTTATGACTATCAACTCGAATGCACCTACTACGCTACCTTTTGGCGAAGGTGCTAATCTTACCTCTGCTACAAATATGGAGTTCCTTAGTGGCACTACTACTTTAAATATTCAATTAGTTTATAGAATAATTACGATATAATGTCAGCGAAAAAATTAGCCTTAGAATTACTCATCAATATACAAGGGGGAGGACTTACCTTAGCAGAGTTAAATGAGCAGCTTGATATGGTCAAGAAGCAAATGAAGGAGATGGGTGACGATGGCAGTGATGAGTTTATTGCCCTTGGTCACGTAGTCGAAAAAGCTGAGGAGTCAATGAGCGACTTAAATAAGGAAGTAGGCAAATCAAAGAAAGGATTTGAGGAAACTGGCAAAGCTCAAAAAGATGCTGCAAAAGGTAGCGGGATACTTAACAAAGGCGTAAAGGCGGTAGGTACTGCGTTTAAGGCTATGGGTATCGGCTTGGTAGTGGCAGGTCTTAAGTTTCTGTTTGATGCTCTTAGCAGTAATCAAAAGGTGATTGACACCTTCTCAAAAGTTACTGAGACTATCAGTATAGTGATGGGAGATGTAGTGAGTGCATTAGTTGGGGCGGTGGAGCAAGTATCAAAAGCCTCAAACGGATTTGATGGACTCAAAAACGTAGTTGTGGGCTTGCTTACCATAGCAATCACACCGCTAAAACTATCATTCTTTAGTATAAAATTAGCCATAGAGCAGGCACAACTAGGATGGGAAAAGTCTTTTTTTGGAGGAGGTGATGAGGCTAAAATAAAAGAGCTAACGGCAGGGATTGCAGAGACATCATTAGCAATCAAAGAGACGGCAGTAGACGCAGCAGATGCAGGCAAAAATATAGTAGAAAACTTAGGCAAGGCAGCTAGTGAAATAGGTGGGGTAGTGGCAATAGCTACTGAGGGTATTTCTAAGATAAGCGTGACCGCTGCAATAGAGCAAGCAAAAACAAACGTAGAACTAGCTAAATCCGCTGAAATAGCAGCAGCACGGCAAGGGTTACTAGTAGAAAAGTATGATAGACAGGCAGAGAAGCAAAGACAAATAAGAGATGAAGAAAGGAATAGTATCACTGATAGGATAAATGCAAACAATGAGCTTGGCTTGGTATTGGAAAAGCAACAAAAGGCTATGTTGGCACAAGCAGCTTTGCAGGTCGATAATGCTCAGGCTCAAAAAAATAAAAACAAAAATACAGAGACAGAAGTTGCCCTGATTAATGCGTTGGCAAACGAAGCAGGAGTACTTGCACAAGTCGAAGGTCTTAGGTCTGAAAACAAAGTAAATGACTTAGGCCTTAATAGAGAGCTTTTACAAATGAATGCGGCACTAGGTCAGAGTGAGTCTGACTTAGCGTATGCAAGAGCCTTATTCGATGCTGAAATGATAGACAACAAAGTTAAATCTTTGGAAGCTATCAAGGAGCTTGAGGAGAACAGAATGCAGGATGAAATGCTAAGACTTGAGGGTATAGTAGAATTGGCAAACGCAGGCACTCAGGCAGAGATTGACGCGATTATAGCACTAGACCAATTTAAGGAAGCAAGTAGACAAGCGAACATAAAAGCGAATGCAGATTTAATAAATGAAACGTCTGAGCAGAATAAAAGGATAAATGACAATGACAAAAAACTACAAACTCAAAGGGTAGAATTAGCTTTAAGCACGCTAAACGCACTTGGTGGATTGGTAACCGCGTTTGCTAAAGGAGACGAAGAAAGCCAAAGGAAAGCGTTTAAATTAAATAAAGCGTTTGGAATAGGCCAAGCCATAATATCTACATCTGTCGGTGTGGCGAACGCATTGACGGCAGGTGGCAACCCTTTAAAATTAGCTACGGGAGCTCAGTTTTTGGAAGCTGGGATTGTGGCGGCTACTGGGGCGGCACAAATAGCCACTATATCAAAAACACAATTTAATGGAGGAGGAAGCTCAACACCCCCATTAAGTTTATCAGGCAACAACGCAGGCAACCAACCGAGAGGGTTCGCAAATCCAAGTGTAGATACGGGTCAACAAGCGACTAAGGTCATAGTAACGGAGACGGATATAAGGAACGTTACCAGAAATGTAGAAGGCATTTACTCTAGGGCGGTAGTAGTCCAATAGCTAACGGCCTCATTTGCCCATATATCCATACATTGGTACATATAAGTAGTGGACTTACCTTTAATTGAATTTAAACTGAGCGAAGATGTCGAAGGGCTTCAAGCTATTGCCCTTGTGGATACTCCTGCCATAGGTTTAAACTATCAAGCATTCGCAAACCATAAGTTTGAAGTAATCAATGAAGAGAAGAGAATAGTAATGGGTGCTGCAATGATACCCGATTTGCCTATATATCGAAGAGATGAAAGAGGTGAGTATTACGCTATATTCAAAAAAGAAACTATCAAAGCACTCGTTCAAAAGCTATTCAAGGAGAATAAGCACAACAACTTTAACGAGCAACACAACTCATTTAAGATACTTGATGGTGTATATATCTATCAATCATTTATAACCGATGCCGAGCTTGGTATCTCAGCTCCTTCTGGTTTTGAAAACGTAGCAGATGGTACTTGGTTTATCGCTGCAAAAGTAGATAATGACGAGGCTTGGGCAAAGGTTAAGAAAGATGGTCTTTTAAAAGGCTTTAGTGTTGAGGGGGTGTTTGACTTAGAACCGTATAAATTTAAAACAATGAATAAAATAAATCTAGAAAGCGTGATAAAAACGCTTAAATCAGTTTTTGCAGAAGCGGAGACTGAGGAAGTGCCAACCGAAGAGAACTTTGGTGAATCTACGCTTGTAGATGGTACGATTGTAAAATGGGAAGGCGAACTAACCGAAGGCACTGCTCTTACAGTAGTATTGCCAGAAGGTGAAGTAGCTGCTCCTGATGGTATTCACGAAGTATCTGACGGTACTATTATAGAGACTGCTGGCGGTCTTGTAGTAAGTATTGAGGTAGTAGGTGAGGAAGTAGTAGAGGCAGAAGTAGACAATGAGTTTACCTCTGAAATGCTTAACGGACTTATAGAAAAAGCAATGGCAAAGTATGCTGAGGCTTTTACTGCATCACTTGATACTGTAAACGCTGACAACAAGGCTTTAAGATTAGAGCTTGCATCAGTAGTGGCAGCAAAGGAAGAAATGAAAGAAGAGTTCAAAGCAACACTTTCAAAGGTAGGCACTGAGTTAGAAGAAATCGCAAAGAGCGAAGTATCTACTGCAAGCAAGCCGACAGAGTTTAAAGCAATCACAAGAGCCGAGAAAGCGGCTAAGATGGGAGCAGTAATTAGAGCAATTAATAATAAGTAAATAATAAAAATGAGTTTTGATGTATCAGGTTTAACGGATTACGTAAACCAAAACAGTACCGACCTTATCTCTAGATTATATTTTGAGAAAACGTCAAGCGACTACTTTACCCTACAGTCAGGAGTTAAGAAAACAGACGCAATTCACCTATTGGCAGTGACTGCCTTTCCGCAAGATGGTAGCGGTTGTTCACCATCAGCATCAGGAGGTGTAGCTTTTACAGATAGAAATATCACAGTAGGGCAAATCACTTATTACAGTGGTTTTTGTATGAAGGATTTAATTCCTAAATATACACAAATGCTACTTGCAGCAGGTAACTCAGAAACTGAGTCTATGAGCTTTGAGGCTGAAATAGCTACTAGCATACTCTCTACTATAATGGAGCAAAACGAGACTGCTGACTGGCAAGGAGACACTGGGAGTGCAAACGTATATATCAATAGATATGATGGTCTGATTAAGACTATTGACGCTGCAACTACTGCCGTAGATGGAAACGCTACCGCTGCAACTGCAATCACATCAGGAGCGAGTGGAAACATTGACACTCTTGTAAAGGATATATGTAATGCAAGACCTGCAAAATTAAAGTCTGCACTTAACCAAGTATTGTTTATTGGACAAGATAACTTTGACAAGTATGTAGATACTTTAAATGCAAAAAATCTATTCAATGTAGATGCTACTGAGTGGACTGATTACGTTACTAAGGTAGTAGGGAAGAACGTTAAACTTGTAGGAGTTGTTGGACTTGACGGGACAAATAGAATGTTCTTAGGTACTCAGGAAAACTTTATCTTAGGTTTTGATTTACAAAACGATGAAGAGGAGTTTGATATGTGGTACGACAAGAAAGACGATAAGGTTTACTACAGAGTGAAATTCAAAAGAGGTTTGCAAGTTGCTTACCCTAATGAGATAGTTGAATTTACACTAGCTTCTTAATCTATGGCGTGTGAACTAACAACTGGCTTTGCAGTAGGATGTAATGATAGCACTGGTGGTATCGCTGAATTTTGGTTTGCTAATATGCCAACCGATTTTGCAGTAGCTAAAAACGCCACTGGTGAAGCGTCTGCCATAACTGGCACGGGTCTAGCGTACTTTAAGTACGAAACTACCAACGCTCAGGGAGCTGCTTCTGTAATGAATGACAA